CAGGCAGAAAGATAAAAATAACGCAGGACCCGCACGATAGAGCTGACCAAAGACGACGAACCGAAGAATTAGCGCAAAAAACAAGCAATATGTCACAGTTACAGACTACGCCACCCAGATATTTAACTGGATATGCTTCATCGGCTTGGCGAGAGCTAGTGCCAATGTTAAATCAGGCAGGACTAGCAAAACAAACGGACAAAGCGGTTGTAATTGCACTCTGCGAACAGATTCAACTTGCGAGAATGTCCTACGAAGACATAAACGAGAACGGAATAAGCATGGGCAATCGAAAGAACCCAGCGGCGTCAATTCTCGATAGTGCTACCGCCAAAATCAAATCGCTTTCAGATGCTCTTGGCTTATCACCACAGGCGAGAGCTTCAATCGTGCTTGATGATGACGATGATGAAGATAATGGCCCAACCTTGAAAGAAGCACTGCACGAAAACGAAAAAGAAGGTGATAGATGGTGAAATTTGACTTAACGAAGCCAGATTGGACAGTTGAAAGAGCTTATAAACAGCAGATGAAGTCAGGTGCCTATGACGCTATTGCTGAGCAGTATCACGACCCAATGACGCAGTATGCTTTTCAAGTTCTCGAAGGCAGCATAGTGGCAGGACAAGACATAAAACTTGCTTGTTTCAGGCACCTTCAAGACCTAACGAGAATTGGTGATGATGACTTTTCTTACCATTACGACTTGGGCAAGTGCCATGAGGTACTTAATTTTGCTGCCATTTGCCCAGATGTTGACACAGGCCGACCACTACCATTAATGCTTTGGCAGAAAGCATTGCTTTGCGAAAGCCAAGGTTGGCGTAATGAAAAAGGTGAGCGTAGGTTTCATAGGGTTCAGTTCAGCGTCTCTCGTACTAACGGCAAGACATACGTCACGAACATATTGCTTGCCTATGACTATCTGATTGCCAGTGATGGACTTTTCAACCAGGACCTTGCATACGTTGCTCCTGTAGTCAGTCAGTCAAAGAAGGGTTGGCGTTACATTCAGCTGACCTTTGACAGGTTGGGTGAGTTGAGCGACGTTCGGCACATGTATAAGCAGCAGCAGATTAAAACTTTGGACGATGTTGTCAGATCAAAAAAGTCACGAAACCAGCTGCTACGTCTGTCACATGAATCTGGTCAATTTGATTCATACCATTTTAGACTAGCCGTGGCTGATGAAAGTGGTGACGATGGCCGGATTGGTACAATCAAGGAAAACATTGGGAAGATAACATCAGGGCAGGTTCAGGTGTTTGACCACCAGTTCTGGTCTATATCAACAGCATATCCCGATTCTACCAGCAGTTTTTATCTAGACGAGAAGTTAGCACGAGAAGCAATGAAGAAAGATTATTCACGCAAGTTGGACGATGTGCTGATGATTAATTACAGCCAAGACAGTGAGGATGAAGTAGACAATCCGGAAATGTGGATCAAATCTAACCCTATTCTGGCACTGAAGCATGACACAATGCTTCCAAGTTTAGTTTCCGAGCGAGACAAGAAAAAGCTGGACGGAACATTAGACGAATTCAAGAACAAGAACTTGAACATGTGGATAAAGGCGTCGGGAAACAGATTTTTGAATATTCATGACATTGACGCTGCTGTGACCAAACAACCACCATTCAACATTTCGGGTCGTGAGGTTTATGTAGGATTTGACTTGAGCAAGCTGAGCGATGACACGTCTGTGGCCTTCATTTTTCCATATCAAGTGAGTAATGAGACGCATTACTACCTTCAACAGCACAGTTGGGTTCCGCTTAATCATTGCAATGGCAGTATTCAGCAAAAAGAGAAAATGGACGGAATCAATTACAGAGCGGCTGAACAACAAGGCTATGCAACAATTGCAAAAAATAGATTTGGTTACATCGACGATGATAGCGTGCTCAACTGGATTATGGACTATGTCGAGAGCAATCAATTAGAGGTTAAGTTTTTTGTTTTTGACCGCTGGGGAACTAGCGATGTTTTGGATAAGTTGGAGCAGACAGAGCCATTTCCACTCATGCCATTAAAACAGACAAGTGACAAGCTCGATAAACCAACTCATGAGTTTGGCAAGGCAATGAGAGAACACAGAATTCATTACGATGATGACCCAATCATTCAGTACAGCTTAAGAAATGCTATTTTAGTAGGTTCACAAGCTGGCATCAAAGTTGATAAGGACCGAGCATCAGCCAAGATTGACTGTGTGGACGCTTTCATAGATGCTTTCAGCCGTGCTTATTATGAATACAGTGACATTAATCCAGACTTTGACCAAGCATCAGCTAAAAAAGACCCGCTTTCTGGCATGTCAGACGATGAAAAGCATGCGTTTCTTATGAACGTCAGCTTTTAGTCTAAAAAACGGTGCATGTTGCACGTTATATATATGTAGAGATAAAAAAATAACACGAAAATAAACGGGGTGAAAGATTGGACAAACTAGAGCAATTGCAACAAGCGTTACCATTACTACTGTTCTTGGCAGCATTGATTGCATTTACGACAGCCGGCTTTTTAATCAATAACGTTGCTGGATTGGTTGTGCTTGGTGCTTGCCTGTTGGTTCTTGGCTGGATTATTTCACCATCACCCCAGCAAAAGAGATGAGTAAAAAACGATGATTAATCCATTCATGAAATTTGAACGACGCTCCATGACGATTCCGAGCACGAACATGAGCAGTTTTGTTGTTTCAAATGGTCAGATACTTCCAAACCATCTAGTCTCAGCTGAGTATGCTTTGAAGAATAGTGATGTATTTGCTGTCATTAACTTGCTGAGTAGTGATGTGGCAAGTTCAACGATTTCAGCGGCGCCACCATTTGAAAACGTGTTGCAGAATCCAAGTTCCATGATTAGTGGCTATAACTTTTGGCAGTCTGTAACAGCTTCCATGTTGCTGAGTGGCAATGCTTACGTGACTGTTGAGCGAGATAGTAACAACATTCCGACAAGTTTAGAGCTGGTACCACCATCTGATGTCAATGTGATACTTGCTGACGATTCAAGCAGTCTGACTTACACAGTCAATTATCAAGATGACAGAGGAACAATTAACTATCCAGCCAGTAACATGTTGCATTTTCGACTGCTTTCAACAGGATCAAATCAAACAGACAGCTTAATTGGTATCAGTCCACTTCAATCCTTGGTTCAGAGTGTGAATATGCAAGACTATTCATCTCAGCTGACGCTTTCAACGCTGAAGAATGCTATTAATCCTTCAATCAGAATCAAGGTTGCTGAAGGTGCACTGTCGCCCGAAGAAAAAGAAGCAACTCGTGAAGCATTTGAAAAAGCTAATGAAGGTGCAAATGCTGGCAGACCACTTGTTGAAGATCAACTTTATTCCTTTGACAGTTTGCAGATTAATTCAGACGTTGCTAAGTTTTTAAGCACGATGGATTTTGGAAAAACTGCTGTGGCAGAAGCATTTGGCGTTCCAAGCAACTACTTAAATGGTGCTGGAGACCAACAAAGCTCAATAGACATGGTCAAAAGTTTGTATCGTAACACACTGAGGCGTTACACAATGCCTCTGGAAGGTGAATTAACAGCAAAACTCGGTGTACCGGTTGATTTCGATGAGAGTTCAGCTGTCGATGCTGACAATTCTACGTTAATTAATCAGATTCAGCAGCTGCTTTCCGGCACGACACCAGCAATTACGCCAATAATGGCCCAACAAATGCTACAGAAACGAGGTGTGATTTAGACAAAATGAATGATAAAAACACGGATATACGAACATTCGATGTTAAAATCCGAGCTGAAACGGGCTTAAACGACGAAAATAGCAACAATCAGGCTGAAAACGGACAAAATATGGCTATTTCAGGTGTTGCAGCAGTGTTTAATCTGCCAAGTGTTAAGGGCGATTTTACAGAATATGTTGCCCAAAATGCCTTAAATGGCGTTGATCTGAGCAGTGTTTTGCTGCTTTACAGCCATGATTTTAGCAACATTTTGGCCCGTGCCGACAGTGGAACGCTTTCAACCAGTGTTCAGCAGGACGGATTGCACTTCTCAGCGACATTGCCAGACACAACATTAGGTCATGACGTGTTCACAAACATACAAAATGGCAATATCAAAGGAATGTCGTTCGGATTTACAATTGCGCCCAATGGAGATAGCTGGTCAGTAGATCAAAGTGGCAACACAATCCATACAATCAATCAAATCGACCAAGTCTTTGAGCTGTCACTAACTCCAATCCCAGCCTATACCGAAACAAGTGTTCAGGTCCAAAGAGATTTGCAAGAATTTTTATCAAGCAAGAAAGAAGAAGTGAAGATGGCAGAAAAGCCAGAAGAAAAAGTAGAAACACAAAACAGAGATGAGCAAATGCGGTCTCTGGAAAAATTTAAGGAACAGTTAGCAGATTTAGAAAAGCAGATTAACACAAAAGTTGTTCTAGACAAACCAGCAACAGATGAAGAACAGAAGCGTGATGCTGTACCAGCTGAAACACCAGTTCAGTCACCTGCCACACCTGCTGCACCTAGTGATGATGGAACAACCGTTCAGCCGACTTCCGGCGATTTGGTCAGCATGATTGCAACTTTACAACAAGCTATCCAGTCGCTCAGTCAACAATTAGCGGCTCAGCAAGCACCATCAGAGCCAGACGATGGCACTTCAGATGGTTCAGATGATGTTGTTCTTGACGAAAAGAAGCCAGTAGAACAAGTAGCAGAACAAAATGTTGAAACTAACGAAAATAAAAGAGATGGAGAGCAAAAAATGACAAAGAACTTGACAGAAGAAAAAGTAGAAAATGAAGAAGTTCGAGATTTCAAAGAATTTTTACGGACTGGTGAAATTAAGCGTGATTCAGCTGGTTTTGATAGCGCCGCCGGTGAAGCAGTATTGCCTAGCCAAGTGTTGGATATTATGTCTCAGCCGCAGGATCCGACACAGTTAGCACAATATGTTAATCGAGTAGAAGTCAGTGCGCCAACGGGTAAATTGCCAGTCATGTCTAAGGTTAATGCGCAGTTGGTAACAGCAGCAGAATTGGCTGAAAACCCGCAGATTGGTAATGCAACTATCACGCCTGTTTCCTACGATGTTCAGACAAGACGTGGTCAATTGCCTATTTCTCTTGAAATGACCCAAGATTATCCGAACATTGTTGGTCTGCTCACCACATATGTTAATAATATTGTTGCATCGACCGAGCAATATCAGATTGGGGCCGTGTTGCAACAAGCCAGTGCAACGGCTGCTGCTTCAATAGACGACCTGAAAGATGCATACAACATTGGATTGTCTAATTATAGCAACCGGATGTGGGTAATGAGCGAATCTATGTTCGCAGCTCTCGACAAAACCAAGGACGCAAATGGTCGCTATCTGCTGGAAGATAGTATTTCTAGCTCAACTGGCAAGACGTTCCTTGGTGCCACTTGCCTGATTGTTTCTGACGACGTTTTGGGTACTAAGGGTGACGAAAAGGCATTCGTCGGCGACTTATCTGCCTTTGTCTTAGAAGCAATTCGCGGTAATGTGAATCTGAGCTGGACTAGAAACGAACAATTTGAGCAAGTGTTACTGGCGGCCATCCGGAGCGATTACAAGGTTGCCGACAGTCAAGCCGGGAAGTTTATAACATTTAAGCCTGTAGCTTCGACCACTTCGACCACCACTTCCGGAAATTAGTTAATCAACAGTCGCCAAGGAAATAAACAATAGGCCTGCGCCGGCGGCATTACAGATTGGAGTGATGAGATGGAATGGAAGATATAGATACTAATCAGATTTCGGACGACCTGCTTTCGGAGTTGAACCTTGACCAAGCGGAATTGTCAACAATCAGAACATTGGTTACGACAGCACAACAAGTGGTTAATAGGTCAGCTGATGCCAGCTCTGATGATGCACTGACCGTTCCAGCCATTAAAACTCTTGCAACAGCCATGTATTATGACCGAACCTTGAGCAATGGCATGCCCAACGGACTAATCATGATGCTTACCCATCTTCAAGCAGCCCCAGCAGGCGGTGATAGCAGTGGCAGTTAGTTTTATTCCAGCAGATTTTAGCAAGACTGTTGAGTTGGGTTCACCACAATCGCATCGCACGGGAGCCGGTTTGAATATTTCGACCTTTGTTCCCGCTTACACACTGCATTACAAGCAACAAAAAAGGACGCTGACACAGCAGTACACGCTTGTGGGCACACGTTTGGATAACTCAGTCACGATCATCACCCGACACGATGCTAGAAATGTTTTTCAACAGCAAGCCAGAATTAGCGGCACTCTTTACAACATTGCAGATGTTAGCCCAGATGACAGCAATAATGTCATTCGGTATGATTACTTGACCCTCATTAAAATAACGAAGGGGGCATAGTCATGGACATGAGCGAAGCACTTGACCAATGGCTTAAACAGGTGAGCAAGGCCGCACAATTGAGCATTAAAGACCAGGAAAAAATAACAAAAGCTGGTGCAGATGTGCTAGCCACCAAGTTGCAAGAAGATACGAAGGCTAAACACCCAGACACAAAAGGTACTGGTGGAGCTTATGGGCATTTGTCAGAAGACATTAAGTCTTCCACTGGTGATATTGACGGTGAACATGATGGTAAATCAGTCGCTGGATTTGGCAATAAGGCTTTTGTTGCACGCTTTCTTAACGATGGGACAAAGAAAATTCACGGTGACCATTTCGTCGATAATGCCAGAGACGATGCCAAGGGTGCAGTATTTGCAGCTGAAGCTGAGAAGTATAAGGAAATTATCGCCAAGTTGAATAGCGGTGAGGACAAATGAGCGCTGTAGATGACGCGGTTGAATTGCTGAATCAAGCAAATATTGCTGGTATTGACGCTGTGTATGGTAACAATTTGCCGCAAGAAGAGCTAGACAACGTGGACAAAACAGTTGTTCTCATCACTGACGCTGCTAATAATCCATCGAGTTTTGGTAATAACGATTTCTGGGCACTTAATCAAGAGGTAGAGATACAGATTTGGTACTCAGTTGAGCTTGAAACTGACCCCGAAGACATTGAGATAGCCATGATGAAGGCATTTACACATCATAATTGGCAGGTTTCAGCAGTCAGACAAAGAATGCTAGACCCAGAAACATCACAGCTTTTCAACACATTTTATTTCAGCAGAACAAAAATTTTAGGAGACGATTAATAAATGGCGACTGTAGGTTTATATGGTATTGCTTTTGGCCTTGTTGATGATGACCAAAAATTGATTACTGGTACAGGTAAGGGATTGGGCACAGATGGCATTTATGTTGTTGGCAGAGCAGACCTCGGGGGCAAAACAGCCAATATCACTGGATTAAGTGGTACACCAGTCAAGAAGTACGGATTTAACCGTGTTCAAGCCGTCGACATTCCGCATGCTGAACCGTCGGTTGCTTTAGACATAAACGACTTAAATTTCGAAGTTAAGCAACAGATTAAAGGCATGATTAATGACCAAAAAGGAGGCTACGTGGATCAAGGTATTCAAGCTCACGTAGCAATGCTTATTACGACCCAGACATTAGACCGATTGCATTACGTTTACTACGGTTTTGGTGATGGGATTCTGTCAGAAGCTGGCGCCAATCTGCAAACGGATACGAATCAAAATCAAGACGCTGACGATAATCTGACATATACTGCTCTGACGACTGATGCCTTTGATGGCGCCGCTTATAAACTTTATTCAGACCTTGATTCAGCTTTTGACAAGGCCAACATGTACAGTGAAGTTTTTGGTGGCTATGTTCTTCCATCTGGCTCTAGCACTACGACCACAACCACAACACAAGGCTAGTTACATTTAGTTAGTGCTGAGAGACCGATTCTGACGCAATTAAGAATGTGAAAACGAACAACTATAAAGCTCAAAACGACAGAAAGGCAATTTCAACATTAGCTAAAAGCCGGCAGCAGCCACATTGGTGTGCAAGTCATCAAGCCGGCATTTTTAATTCAAAAAATCAAAAAGGATGGTACTAGATGAAGATTAAAGTAATGGCAATTAGCAATAGAGAGCACAATGTAAAGACAAGCAATCGGAACATGGAGAAAATGTATGATTTGCAATTACTGATGGCTCAAGCAGATGACATTCAAGGCAAAGAGCCAATTGAAATCATTAAAATGCAACGGAACATGATACACCAGTCCATCGACTTCTTGATTACCGTTCTTGAGCTGAACAAACAAGAGCAAGACAAACTCGGTGACTTAGAATTCAAGCAAACCATTGAGGCCGTTAATTATACTTTCGAACGCATGATGGGCCTGTCAGATGAGGATATTGATTTGGCGAATAAGAAAGAGCAGGCAGCGGACAAAAGCGACAAGGCTTAGCCCACCAGAACGAGTGTTCCAGTTGAAAAACCAGATTGAAGACTTTAGATTGAGCAAAAAGCAAGCCGTCGTCTATTTTCACTGGTCTTTAACTGATTTTGATGACGCTGACTATTTCGAGATGCTTGAGATGATGTCAGCACGAGACAAGAAGGACCGGCCAGTTGACCCAGGAAAGATGTTTGAACAGTACAAAAAGCAAGAGAAAGGGTGATGTTAAGTGACACAAAAAGTTAATGCAGAAATGTCCACAAGTATTGCCCTGGACCTGCTGAGTGCAAGCAATTCCATCAAATCATTAACAGCGGTTGTAGGATCAAATCAAAAGGCTTGGAAAGCACAAGAAGCCGAAATGAAGTCTGCTGGTGATATGGCTGGAGCGGCTCAAGCTAAATATGAAGGCTTAGGTCGTTCTATCACTGACCAGCAAGCAAAGATTGATGCATTAAAAAACAAGCAATCAGAGCTTAAAGGCAACACTGCCGAGACTGCCCAACAATATCTGAAATATCAGCAACAAATCGATGGCGCAACTAAGCAATTAGCATCAATGCAAGCTCAGCAAGACCGTGCCAGGGAGGCAATGAACTATCAAAAGTCTGGATTAGCTGGCTTACAGAGTGAGTACACAGCGGCTGCTAGGGCAAATCAGATTTATGTTGAACGCTTACAAGCAGAAGGCAATCAGCAAGAAGCCAACAAGGCAAAGATGGAAGGCTATAAGTCCTCTATTTCAAACCTTAATGAGCAGTTGAGCAAACAGTCTGAAGAGCTAGACAAGATTGCGGCGGCCAGCGGTAAGGATTCAGACGCTTACAGAACACAGAAGACACGGGTTGACGAAACAGCTACATCTCTAGCCAAAGCAAAATCGTCCATGACTGGCCTTCAATCCGAAATGGACAAGGCCAATCCATCTGTTTTTGACAGGATTAAATCACACATTACTGGCACCAGAGATGAAGCTGACAAGACAAAATTAAGTTTCAAAAAAATGGTCAGTGCCACGGCTATTGGACAAACAATCAGTAATGCTTGGTCACAATTCAGCGGAACTATTAAATCGACCATAACTCAAGGCGTGCAACTAGCTGAGGCCGGCGAGCAAGCAAAACGAGTATGGAATGAGTTGGGTGTTGGCAACAAAGGCGCCGAACAATTAGTTGGTCAAATGCGAGATTTGAAATCTGAAACTAACCTGTCAGCAGACCAAGTGTCGACATTGCAGAAGCGCTTCTACGGCATGACTGGCAGTGTCGACAAAACCCAAGAATTGACTTTAGGCGTGGCTACTCTTGGCGACAAGTTGCGGTTGTCCGGTGATGGAACAGCAACCTTTGCTAAATCCCTACAGCGTGCCTTTAATAACGGGAAACTTACCACTGGTGTTCTAACACGAATGGAAAATTCCGCTCCCGGACTTGGTAGCGCATTAGCCAAAGCAAGCGGTGTGTCAGAAAATGCTTTTAATTCAATGGTTGCCGGAGGTCAAATCAGTAGTAAAAAACTGCAGGATTTGATTGTAAAAATCAGCAAGGACAGCAAGTCTACCTTTAATGACTTCGGCAATACAAGTGAAGGCGCTAGTCAAAGGCTGAAGGGAGCTTGGCAGGGGGTTGAAGCCACATTAGCTAAGCCACTTGTGTCTGTACAATCGACTGGTATTAGTAGCATCGTTAATGTCTTGAAGTCATCGGCAGTAACTTCCTTGTTTACTTCATTGGGGAAAGCCATTGCTGGTGCAGCTAAGCAAGCGGCTGGCCTGTTGGACTATATAGCCAAACACCAAAAGGATGTTGGCGGAATAATCACCAGTCTTGGAACAATCATAAAACTCTTTGCCAGTGCCGTGTGGTCGTCAATTTCAGGTGTTGTGTCTGGAATCGCTAAGAGCATGGGCATGGTTGGAGACAACACCAAAAAAGCCGCTGATCCACTAAAGTCTACAGATTCGTTCTTAAAAAACATTGCAAAAAACAAGGGCGGAATTGAGTTTGTTGCTAAGGCCTTGCTTGGCGTTTATGCTGCCGTAAAGCTAATGACTACAGCTCAAAAAGCACTCGACTTCGTGATGGCTGCTAACCCTTATGTTTTAATTGCTGGCGCAATCATTGCTGTGGGTGCCGCACTTGTTGCTCTGTATCAGCATAATTCAAAGTTCAAAGCATTTGTCGATGGCATTGTAAAATCTGTTCAGAACATGTGGAAAGGAATGCAAAAATGGATTAGTCAGCTGGTCAAGGGCTGGAATGGTGCTTGGTCATCAGTCGGTAAGGGTTGGAATGGATTCCTTAAAACCATGAATGGTTGGGGCAAATCAATTGCTTCCACTTGGAACAAAATTTGGACGCCAATCACCAAAGGAATGTCTGCCATCTGGAACGGTGTGGTCAAGGCCACTAAGGTTGGGCTGAATGTGCTGAAGTTGGCAATTGTAATTCCGATTGCGCTAATCGTTGGCTTGGCAATCAAAGCCTGGCAGAAAATTGAAAAGCCATTCATGGCAGTATGGAATGGACTTGCGAAATTTATTAAGCCTATTCTGAATGGCATCGGCAAGTTCATCACTGGCACAGCAAAAAACATATCCAGTGCGTGGAACAAATATTGGCAGGCCCTTTCAAAATTCTACACTGGCATTTGGAACACAATTGTTAAGGTTGGCACGACGGCTTTTAACACGGTTCACAAGGGCATTAGTTCGTTCCTGTCAGCTGTCAATAAAGTGTGGACCAATTCATGGAATGCCGTCTCTAAATTTTTCAGTAACATTTGGAACGGTATGGTCAAGTTCTTTACGCCAATCATCAAGGGCATTTCATCAACAATCTCAACTGTTGTTAGTGCCATCAAGAAGACATGGAACACTGTATGGGGTGCCATTTCTAAATTCTTTGGCGATACATGGAATGGCATGGTCAAGTTTTACAGCCCAATCATCAATGGCATTTCAAGCACAATTGGTAGTGTCATTCACACAATCAAAAAGGTGTGGAAAGACGTTTGGGGTGATGTAGGTAGTTTCTTCGGTGGCATCTGGGACGGCATTAAAAAAGCAGCGGAAAGCGGCATCAACTTTGTGATCAGCGTTATTAGAGCTGGCTTGTCGGCAGTCAATGACGTTTTAGGCTTTTTCGGTGTTAAGAAAGTCGGTCTGCCATCATATGTACACTTTGCTCAAGGTGGTAAAGTCGGCAAGAATGGCACACAGCTTGCTATGGTCAATGATGATGGTAGCGAGCATTACAAAGAATTAATCCACAAGAAGCGCACCGGTCAATGGCTTTATGCTGAAAAGCGTAACGCCATTTTACCTCTGGAGACTGGCGACCGTATTTACAATGGTAAAGAAAGTAAAGCTATTGCTGACATGTATGACATTCCCGGGTTTGCACAAGGCGGCATAATCGGTAGTGTTTGGGACGGTATTAAAGATGCCACCTCATATGTTGCTGACAAAGCCGAAGACGTAGGAAAGTGGATAGGAGATAAAGTGGCAGCAATCACTGACTGGATCGCT